CGGTGGACCGAAAAGGATGAAGCGTTTCGGCGGGACGTAAGGGAAGCCCGGACCGTGGGCCACGACTCCCTGGCGGCTGAGATGATCGAGATAGCTGATTCCGCCACACCGGAAACGGTAGGCCCGGACCGTTTGCGCTGCGACGTAAGGCGCTGGCTCCTGTCCCGTTGGTCACCGGAACGTTACGGTGATGCGAAAGCATCGGGCGAGTCCGGTGCGACCGTCGTCGTCGTGACCGGCGTGCCTCGCGAGCAGCTGGTCGATGCGGTCGACCGTAACGGGGAAACGACCCCCACCCCGGGGCGGTCACCGCTCGCTGCGTCGCGCGCGGGGGGAGAGGAACACAACATCTCCGACACACACATCTCCTCCAACCCACAACCCCGCGTAACCGTAGAAATCGACCCCCCTATCTCCGACGACCCCCTCTAAAGCCTAAGCCGATTTGTGCCTTCCCACTTTTTTTGGGAGGCGTTACTTATACGGTTACTTTTTCGACCTCCTTTCAGGAGGTGAAACAGCATGTCTGAGAGCGTGAATCTCACATTGGACTATGAGCCTCGTAGTTGGCAGCGGATGTGCCACATCAACAAGGCTCGGTTCACGGTCTTGGCCTTGCACCGCCGCGCGGGGAAGACGGAGTTGGCGCTCATGGAACTGCTGGACTGCGCCATGTCCTGTCAGAAGGATCTGGGGGCGTTCTTCTACGTCGCGCCGCAGTTGAAGCAGGCCAAGGCTATTGCGTGGAGCAGGCTTAAGCAGCGCGTAGAGGGGCTTGTGAAGCAGGGTGCGGCGGTTGTGCAGGAGGGTGAGCTTGCGGTCAAGTTCAAGCACAACGGCGCGATCATCAAGATCTACGGCGCGGACAACCCGGACGCGATGCGGGGCGTCAGGCTCGACGGCGTAGTGCTGGACGAGGTCGCTCAGATGAAGCCGGAGGTCTGGCACGAGATCATCCAGCCTGCGCTCGCAGACCGGCTCGGCTGGGCTCTGTTCATTGGAACCCCGCAGGGGATCAACCTGTTCTCAGAGCTGTTCTACAGGGCTTCTGCGGCCATGAAGACCAAGGGGTCGTCGTGGTATGCGGCGCGGTTTACGTGCCAGGACACGGACTCTCTGCCCTCTACAGAGATCGACCGGATGCGGCAGGAGATGAGCGAGACCGCGTTCGCTCGCGAGATGCTCTGCGACTTCTCAGCCGCTGGCGATGACCAACTCATCAGCCTGGACGTGGCCGAGGTCGCCTCCAAGCGGATGTATCAGGCGCACGATCTCGTCGCTGCTCCGAGAGTCATGGGCGTAGACCCGGCTCGGTTCGGCGATGACAGGAGCGTCATCATGAAGCGGCAAGGCCCACAGGCTTTCCCGGCTTTGGTCTACCGAGGCGTAGACAACATGCAGCTAGCAGACCTCGTGGCGCAAGCCATCGGGGACTGGCACCCAGATGCTACCTTCATTGACAGCGGGGCAGGCGCAGGGGTCATAGATCGCCTGAAGCAACTGGGTTATCACATCATCGAGGTGCCGTTCGGAGGCCGAGCCAACCGCCATACCCTCCACGTCAACCGCCGGACCGAGATGTGGTTCGAGATGCGAGACTGGTTGCAGGGCGGGGGTGCCATCCCCGACGAACTCTCTCTCAAGCAAGAGCTTGCGACGCCAACCTACAGCTTCGACACCTCGGGGCGACGGGTTCTGGAGAGCAAGGATCAGATCAAGAAGCGGCTCCAAAACGCGGGGAGCCCTGACCTTGCGGATGCGCTGGCTCTGACGTTTGCCAGCCCGATCCAGAAGTCTGTTGACCGCTACGAGATGGCCCGTGCTGGAACCAAGCGATCCCGAAACTCTTGGGACAGAGACCCTTACGCCAATTTCTGACCTTGAAGTCGTCCCGATCACCTTAGAGGTGCTGATCGGAGACGGCTACCACCTGTTCGAGCAACATTGCACAGAGCTTGAAGGTGAGGACTTCGCGCCGGACATGGAGCGTTACGAGCAGCTTCAAAAGCAGCGAACGCTTTTGTGCATCGGGGCTTACGTCGGCAACAACATGGTCGGCTACAGCACGACCGTGCTCTACCGTCACGGCCACCACGACACCATCATCGCCTCGAACGACAGCCTCTACATCGATCCCAACTACCGCAGAGGTCTAGGGCTGCACCTGATACGCCAGACAGAAAAACATGCCCACGAGTGCGGCGTAGACTGTATGGTTTGGTCAGCCAAGCCAGGGTCATCTTTGGACTTGATCTTGTGGAAGCGGCGCAACTGCTATCTGTCTGAGAATCACTACCGGGTCAACTTCGATGGGCAACACTAGCAGTGGCTACCTAGGGTCTGTAGGCCGTGGAGGCACCTCGAATCAGACCAACGCTAGTTTCCAGATGGGTCGAGCGCAGCGGGCTTTTGAAAGCCAGCGGCGTGATCTTCTTCGGACAGCGCCCGGAGGCCCAACTTTTGGGCAAGAGACTCGGTCAAGACTTTCAGGCTTCCAGAGAAGCATGGACGCCTTGCAAGACTACCAGGATACGCCCTACGGCCCTGCTCTGACCCGCGAAGCAGCCATCGGTCGCGTCGGCGGCAACCGCCTCATGGGCAACCGCGCCAACGACACGCTCTTGGACCGCGCTAGCCTGCGCCCATCTGGCTCTCAGATGACCGCGCAGCAGGCTCGCACAGGCGGCGACCGCTACCTGCAAATGCGCTTCAACGAACCCAACTACAGGTCGAGGTAGGTCTTATGGTTGAGTATGCAGCTTTAGCAATCGCCCTCGCAGGGACTGCTACCAGCTTCCAACAAGGCCGACGCCAAGAGCGTCAAGCCAAGCGTGCTGAGAAGCGTCAAGAGCAAGCGCAGTCTGTGGCTCGCAGCGCCGCTGCCAGCGAACGCATGGCCCAAGCCGCTGAGTCTAAGAGGATGCGGCAGCGTAAGCCTGACGCCTCTCGGATCATGGCTAAGGCGCGTCAGAGCCGCATGGCAGGCGAGACTTTCCTGACTGGTCCTGCGGGCGTGCAGCCTCTGGGATCTACACGCTACGTCGGCTGAGGTAAGCATGTATCCGAGTTCCCTAGTTTCCATCGGTAACGGTGAGCATCGGACGCTGATTCAGCACCTCCGCGCTCGCAAGCAAGCTCTCTGGACCGAACTCTCGTCTTGGGAGCCGCACTGGCAGGAACTGAGCAAGTTCTACCTCCCGAGGACGGGGCGCTTCCTGACGACGGACAGGAACCGTGGCCAGCGCCGCCACAACAACATCATCGACAGCACGGCTACGCGGGCGCTCCAAGTCCTCGAAGCCGGACTGATGGCTGGTGCCACCAGCCCTGCCCGCCCGTGGATGCGGCTCGGCGCTCCTGACCCGGAACTCAACCAGTATGGCCCGGTCAAGGAATGGCTGCATGACGTAACAGACCGGATGCTCCGGGTCTTTGCTCGCAGCAACACTTACCGCGCCCTGCCTCGCATCTACAGCGAATGCGCCCTCTACGGCACGGCAGCGTCGATCGTGGTCTTTGACTTCGAGAAGGTCATCCACCACCACGTCTTGACGGCTGGGCAGTATGCGATCAGCACGGACAACAACGACCGTGTTGACTGCCTCTACCGCGAGTTCGACATGACTGTCGGGCAGATGGTCAAGGAGTTCGGTCTCAAGAACCTGTCGATCAGCGTCCAGAACCAATACCGGAACGGCAACCTCGAAGACTGGCGGACTGTCTGTCACGCCATCGAGCCGCGCGCAGACCGGAATCTGGACCGCAGCGGCAACCGAGACATGCCGTTCCGCTCCGTTTACTGGGAGCAGGGACGTAGTGGGTCAGAGACGAAGACGGTGCTCAGGGAGTCGGGCTTCCGTCGTTTCCCGGTCATGGCTCCTCGCTGGTCGGTGTCGGGTCAGGACATCTACGGCAACAGCCCAGGCATGGCGGCTCTGGGCGACGTGAAGCAACTGCAACACGAACAGCGTCGGAAGGGTCAGATCCTTGACCACCTGACGCAGCCGCCGACTCAAGGGCCGCCCTTGCTCAAGGGAAGTGAGGTAGACACTCTTCCCGGCGGTCACACGGAAGTCGATGGCAACTCGCAGGGCATCCGCCCGCTCTGGCAGATCAACCCTGACCTGCAAGGTCTACTCTTCGACATCCAAGACGTGCGGACGCGCATCAACAGCGCGTTCTACGCCGACCTGTTCCTGATGCTCTCGACCACGAACAAGAGCATGACGGCTACAGAGGTCGCGGAGCGGCACGAAGAGAAACTGTTGATGCTCGGTCCTGCGCTGGAGCGCCTGCACCACGAAGGCTTGGAGCCGCTCATCGACATCACGTTCGATCACATGATGGACGCGGGCTTGATCCCGCCTCCTCCAGAGGAACTGGGTGGCATGAACCTCCAAGTCGAGTTCGTGTCTACGCTCGCGCAGGCTCAGAAGGCTGTGGGTGCCAGCACGGACGACAGGTTCGTCGGCATGATCCAAGGGCTTGCTCAGTCGCACCCGGAGGCGCTGGACAAGCTCAACCCCGACTCCTTCCTCGACGAATACGCGGACAAGCTGGGCGTCAACCCCGGCCATGTCCGCTCGAACGAAGAGGTCAAGGAACTGCGTCAGGCGCGTGAGGCGGCGATGGCTGCCCAGCAGCAACTGGATGCTCAGAGCCAGCAGTCCAACATCGCCCGCAACATGGCGAAGGCTGCGGCGGATGCTCCTGCCGACGTGATGGATCAGTTCTCGGGATACCAAGGTCTGTAAACCATGGCACCAGACCGCTCGAAGGCAGGCGGGAACAGGAACCGTCCTGATGTCCTGACTGATCCTCGGGCGATCCAGCGTGTTCACCTAGACCACCACCAGATCAGCAGTCACCAGAACGTCGTCAAGACGATTCAGGACACGCCGATCACGGACCTGAAGGATGTCGAGGTAGACAAGACCTCGGACGACTTCGCGGCGGGGCAGTCTCTGGTTTGGGGCGGCGATTCTTGGATCGCAGGCGACCCGGAAATCTTAATCCCGGTCAAGGCTGCGGAGGAGATGACCAAGGGCACGCCGGTCTACGTGAGCGACGAGCAGGCAAGCGGCAAGCCTATCGTCAGCAAGGCGGACTCTGACGGAACAGACACCTACCCTGCTATCGGGCTCTTGTTCACGGACCTTGCGTCAGGCGAAGAGGGGCACGCGGTAGGCGGCGGGATCATCTCGGGCTTGGACACAAGCGGCTACGCCGTTGGAGACGCACTCTACCTGAGTTCTACGCCGGGAGTCCTGACCAACACGCGACCGACAGCGACAGCAGAGAAGGTCCAGAAGGTAGCGTTGGTTGCTCGCTCGCACCCGGAGGCGGGCAGCGTCATCGTCATGGGCGCGGGCAGGACGAATGACATACCGAACGACCTTGTCACGCTGACGGGCGTGCCGTTGGGTAACCCCGACTTAGATAAGTTTGACGACTACACGTATCCAGGCCCGCCCTCTGTTGTCTACGAGACGGTAATCCCTGAC